CAATACGATTGCAAATTGGCTCCTTTTGTATTATGCTTGGATTAAATTGTCTTTGTTGAATGATGTTGTTCCTACTCGTGACCATTTTCGTAACAATTGTGTGATTCATGCTTATGGTGATGATTTTATTTGCACTGTTTCGCAGTCTTGCCGTTGGTTTAATGGTGAGACCATTCCTCCTATTCTTGAAATTTGTGGTATTAAAGCCACTGCTCCTGATAAGACTGAGTGTGAACGTTTTTATTCGCTTGATAAATTGACTTTTCTGTGTCGTAGCTTTGTTCCTAACCCTTTTGGTGGTCCTGCTCAGCTTTTTGCAGCTCCTTTGCCAAAGGAGCTGATTGAGGAAATTCCTATGTGGTTGTACCGTGGTGCTGCTGATGAGGATTATTTGTCAACTGTGCGTACGAGCATTCGTTGTGCTGCTTTTTGGGGTCGTTCTTATTTTGATTCTTATATTACTTGTTTGCGCAAAACTGAAACTGGTCGTTGTTTTCTTGCTAAAATTGATGTTGATCAGATTTATCGTGATGTTTCTCGTCCTTATTTGTGTGGTCAGGAATCAGTGAAACGTGTTGAGCGTATTGAATTTGCTGCGAATATGGAAGTCCGTTACCGTTTCTTGTCTAATTTTCACCTTTGTCCTGTTGTTTATCGTGGTCTCACATTCCCGTGTTCTGAGAATGCTTACCAGTTTGCTAAGGAAATGTTCCACAACTCATCTGCCAATCCTGATCGTTACCTTACTCTTGCTCCAATGGATGCTCTCCATGAGGGTAAGAAAGTTTCAACCTCCGAACAGTGGGAACGTGTTAAAGTTAAAATCATGCGTGAAATTCTGATGTCTAAATTCGAAAATCGTGATCTTGCTGCCAAATTGATGGCCACTGGGGACTGTTTTCTGGTTGAATGGACAAAGAACCCATTCTGGGGTTCAGGTCTCAATAAGAGCAACCCTCCCTCCCTTTTCTCTTCATTTCCAGGACAAAATCGTCTTGGGGTTCTTCTCATGGATGTGAGAAGATTGTTAAATTTTAATTAATTTATTAATTAACTTGTTGTATCAACAACTTTCCTGTTTTATTACTCTAACTAATAAAGAAATTTGTCGATTATAATGGCCACTGGTACTTCAGTTTCGAATTCGATGTCATGTGCGCTTGACGATGCACAGGTTTCCCTAAATCTTGATTCAGGTACGATGGATGTTGTTAAATCAGGTGCTAGTATTTCTGTTGGCTCTATTCAACCTACTGTTAATCCTACTATTCGTGATGTTCTTGCCCATGAAACTACTCTATCTTATGTTTCTATCGCTCCTTCAGCTACGCGTGGTGTTGTCTTGTATTCTGTTCCAATTGATCCTTCATCAATGGTTTCTGGTGGTAATCCATCTCGTGTGGCTTGGATTTCTAAACTTTATCGTTTCTGGCGTGGTGATATGAAATTTCGTTTTGTTTTTACTAAGACTATTCTTCAACAAACTAAGATTCTAGCTGTTTTTGTTCCTGGTGCCTCTAGGTCGGATCCTCCTCCTTCTCCTGACGCTGCTTATTTTTACAACCATAAAGTTCTAATGAATCCCGCTAATGAGAC